CCAGAGTGTACCGATCTGCGACCCAAAGATTGCATTAAGAATATCTTCTTGCAAATCGATAGGTAGCCGATCAGTAGCACTAGATAAGTCAACGGAAAATGCAAGACCAGAGGCAGCGGTTTTCTCTGCTGATCTCTTTACTGACATTTCTTGGTTAAAAGTTCCATCATTTGGTAATCTTGCCAAGATTTCAAACAATGTTTTATGCAAAGGATGAAATAGGGACTGAGTCCAAATGTCAACCATTGCAATAACCCGCAACTTACCTGCAGGCTCCACTATTCCGTGGAGTTTGCCGGCATAAAGATCTGTATACGTCCCCGCCACCATAATAGGAACACTTCGAACTCCCTTAGAAGTCGTAATAATATCCCATTCCTCAATCACTTGAGGGATTTTGAAAGGCGCGAAACCTGGCGGTTTCGCCACCCGACTTTGTTCGAGGGAAAGTCCCTCGTACGTAGTTAGCAGACTATGAGCGATCTCCTTGGTTCTCACCAAAAGGTCCCATAGCCCCCCAGCGGTTACATGACAATACTCTCGTATTGCGTTAGCAAGTTGGGGATCTCGAAAGATTGCTAAACTATCTGCATGTACAGCCGAGTAGGCCGGACTAGCGTTCGGCCCACCCTTAACTGACACACGCAGGTGGTCGGCTTTTAAGCGTTGGATATTAATGCCTCTTTTAAGAAGAGTAAAAGGTTCTTTATGTTGGACAAAACTAAAGATCCAATGGCGAAACAGAGAAACCGTCTCGGGACATGCTTTCGAAGGATCGGTTATAGTATTCAACTTTGCTTTAACGGGTGCATCGAGCACTCGGTAAACAGAGAGAATAGTTAGCCAGAACCTTATAGTACGGGTATTACCCCGTCTTATTTCCTTACGATCCATTGAACCTATGAAACCAGGGAGACCGTTGATCAAACGGCTCATTGGCAACTCAGGCTCAATTTCTCGTAAAGAACGATAAGGATGACCAGAAAGGAATCTTTGGATTGCTGTGTGATTGGCTTTTAGCCACTTGCACGTGAAGAGCGCACCGTGATGTCTGTTAGTTTTGAGCATAAGCTCAAGGAACTTCCAGCAATGTCTGACTCTAGGAGAAACTCTCCCTCTTAAAGTAGCAAATACGATCAGTGACCGTAGATGTTTCTTAAAGAGAGCTTTTGACGATTTCTCGTCAAAAAGCGATACCACCTTGAATACTTGTCTAGCCTTATTAAGGAACTTGCTTTGAATTAAGAATTTACTTTTTAATTTTAGCATATTTCTTTTAATAAAAATAGAGAGTAACCACGGCTAATCTGTTCCCTTTCGGGGGATTCAGGTTT